AACGTGAATCTACTTTCCCTTCTACATATATAGGTGTTTCTCTCTTATATTTTTTTACATTTTGTAAATTATGTAACAAATTATTTTTCAATGCGCTTTCAGTCAATTCTTCTGCTAATTTTGGATATATTCCAACAATAATTTCAGTATTTTTCTCTCTTATAATAGAAAGATAAACTCTATATTCACATTTTAATTTATCTGGTAGATCCGATTTTTTACTTTTTGTTTTACTTTCTTGAATAAGAGACATCAATATAGATGCACCTTGATCGGCTAATCCACAACAACCAAGTGAAGCTGTGTGTGCTAGCACTTCTTTTTCACTATTGAATGGTAATATATCAGCTACATAAGGCGTTTTTATTAATTTGGATGGTCTTTTTACAACGTTTCCTTCTATTAAAGAATTTAATTTTAATAACATTTTTCTTATGTAAATTTGTATAAATTCAATAATGAATCAATTTTATTTTTTTAGTTTTAGTTTTGATTTATTTTTTCGTGTATTTTTTTTTGATAATTTCTTTTTTTTTGATTTTCTACAATCAAATCTTTTTGGTATTCTTGTTTCGTATAAATATATATAGATTTCCCTGCTAATGAAATCGGAGGGAAATCAAGAAATTTTATAGTATTATTTTTTTGATATTTTTTATTTATCTTTCGTAATAATTTATAATAATAATTTATAATAATAAATGTCTGTAAAATCAAACAAGAATCAAACAAAACAAACAAAAAATAAAACAATCAAAGTAAAAGGAGGCATGAATGATCTAACACAAAAATATAGTTTAGAAATATTAGATCAAGGTGGAAGTAATGGGTTTTCTTTTATAAATATTTTGTTAGGTATACTCGCAGTAGGAACATTTGCATATATAGTAAAAAAAGAATCTATTCTTAAATAAAATCTATATTTACTTATACGAATTGTTTACAAATACCAAAAGTTCTACGATGCCATATAGTGATTCCATGTGTTTTTATTCCTTCCAAATGTTTTTTTGCGCCATAACCTTTATTTGAATCAATACCATATTTTTCACATAATTCTGGATTTTGAATACATAAATCATCAATATATTTATCGCGTTCTACTTTTGCTAAAATAGATGCTGCTGCGATGCAAGTAAATTTATTATCACCACCTTCTACAGTTGTATAAGGAATAATTTCAAGCTTGTTTGTGTTTTTGTTTAAATGTGTAATTGGATTAAAATAATTGCCGTCAATTAATAAATGAATTGAATGTGTATTTGTTAATGTATATTTTTTTTGAATTTGTTTTTTAACTTCTTGAATACATGTATGCATACATTTTTGTGTAGCTTGTAAAATATTTATTTCATCAATTGATTTTTCATCTTCAAAACTAATATACCAAGCAATTGCATGTTGTTTAATATAATCAGCTATTTCTTCTATTTTTTTTTTGGAATGAAATTTTTTACTGTCTTTCATTTTTGAATGTTCAAACGAATCATCTTTAGGTAAAATCACAGCGGCAGCATATACTCTACCAAATAATGGTCCTCGTCCAGCCTCATCTACTCCGATCTCTAAAATGGAAGTATTTTCCTGATAACATTTTTTTAAAGCTTCTTGTATTTTTCTTACTCTTTTTTTTGTTATAGTTTCTTCAGAGGATGATGTTTCTTGTATCATTGTATTATATTTTTTATAATTATAAAAGATACAAATAAATAAAATCAATTATTTATTTATATATTGTAAAATCTTTTTTCACTATATAAATTATAGTAATGAATACTGAAGCTTTATTTCTTTTTCTAATTTTATTATTGGGTCTTGTTTTATGTTCTTTTTTAGGAGGCAATTGCAATAAAGAAGGATATAAAAATAATAATAATAAGAGCAATTCAAGTGATCATTATAATAATAACAATAAACCTAGTTCACATCATGATAACAATTATAATAGTAGCAATGGTTCTCATCATCATCATAATAATTATAACAATGATAATAACAACAATTATCAAAAAGGAACTTATATAAATGGTAACAATTCTTCATCAAATAATTTCGACCATTACAATCATTATTCTGGCTCCACTGCACCTTTAACAAATGGTCAAGTATTTACTGGACCAAATGGCGGTACTGTAACTGTTCAAACAAATAGTGATGGTTCTCAAAGCTTACAAATCACAACTGCGAGTGGTCAAACCCCAACAATTTATACAACCACACAATCAACTTCTACTGAAGGTTATACAAATTATGAAGGAGAGAATGGTTCAGCTACTATTTTCTATGGACCAAATGGTGCAACTGCTACTGTAATTAATGGTAACAATGGTCAAGATGCTATAAGTGTTCAAACTTCTTCTGGTACAACTGTTTATAATCTATCTGGAAACAATCCACCTGGAACAGTCGGTGTAAATAACCCACCTGGAGCTGGAACAGGAGTTTATAATCAACCTGGTTACAATGCTCCCGGAGCTGTAGGAGGTCCTGGTTACAATCCACCGGGCACAGGAACACCTGGAGAGAGTGTTTACAATCCTCCGGGGGCTGTAGGTGGTCCAGGCTATAATAATCCTCCTGGATATAATGCACCAGGAATGGCTGGAGGTCCTGGATACAATCCTCCTGGTTATAATAATCCTCCTGGTTATAATCCGCCTGGAGCTGCTGGGGGACCTGGTTATAATCCACCTGGTGCGAACCCTCCTGGGCCAGCAGGCGGCGCAGGATCGAATACAAATGCCTGGGCAAGCTCTCTTCCACCCGGTATTCCATTTAGTCAAATCCCCCCAGGAGATGAAGATTTATATATCTTAAAATCACAGGTTGTACCACCAGTTTGTCCTGCATGTAATAATTCTGTGACGCAAAATGCAGCGCAATGTCCTCCGTGCCCAGCTTGTGCTAGATGTAAACTCCCTCCATTCGATTGCAAAAAAGTACCTAATTATGCAGCACTCAGCGATGAAGAACAACCAGTTCCTGTCTTAAACGATTTTTCAGGCTTCGGAATGTAAATAAAGTGTTTTTATATAAAATTTTATTCATTTTATATAAAATTATCAATCTCTTGTCTTGATGCATTTTTTGTCCATTTGAAATGTATCTTGCTTTGTTTCCTGTGGTACAATCTTAATAATACATTTTGATTTTTTACCATATAACGGTTCGGTACAACCTTTCTCCTTTTTCTTCAAAGTTTTATTCAATGGTTTATAAGTAAACAATTTCGGTTTTTCTTCGGTACAACGAGCACGAAAATGCTCATATCGTTCTCTCACATCACAATAAGTCAAATTAGATTTCTTCTTCAACATTTTATTTACTAATTCATGTAAGTTATAAATATATCTGGAAAAAGAATCGCGTGAACGCATATCACTCATTGTCAAGGGTAATTGCTTTAAATTTGTCTTAAGGTTCATTCGGCAGTATTTACAAGGCAATACATATTGAAGATTCAAAATAAAGTCACGATAATTTTTCCTTTCTTCTATAGTAGGTTTCACTGGATAATTAAAACTGATAGTATGAAGGGCGTGCCATACACTTGGTCCCCAAACACTTACAAGCATACCGTCACCTGAAATAAAATCCTGATTCTTAAATACACGTTGTTTCCTTGTTTTGTTGTTTCTGAATTTATTTTTATGAGTTTTTATATTGGTCATATAATATCAATATAAAAAATATAAAATCAAAATAAAAATTGAAACAACTATATAAAAATATAAAATCAAAATTAAAAATATATAACTAAAATATATAACTAAAATGAATTTTCAATATCAATCATTAGATATCACAAAAAAAGTTTGTACCTGTACATTTATAACTATTTTTATTGTAATTATCTTTATACTGAGCCCATTGAGTAATTTCTTCAAAACATCACTTTTCATGAAATTGATTTCATTAATAATTTTAGCTTATACTATATATCTGAATATTTTTCAGGTAAATATATTTAAAAATGCGAGTCAAATGAATAACAATCCACAGCTAAGTTCTCAATTAAATATTAATATAATATGTAGTTATATATTTACTGTTTTTTTATGTGTATTATTTATTTTTATATTGAAAAATATTTTTTTCAACTGATTTATCTAATTTAGTAAAAGATCTTTGGATTTCCATAATTTTTTGATAATACAATTTATCATTTTTAAAATCATATTTGTTCAAAATAATAATTTCACCATTATTATTTCTGAAAATCATTCTCTCTTTATGAAATACAACCATATCTTTATATGTTATTCGTTAAAACATTATCATAAATTTATTCTATCTTATATATATAAAATGAATAAATTCATAAATTTCAATCAATCGTCTTCAAATAATTATTTTGGTGGTAGTGCTAGTCGTTTTTTAAATACAACTACTCTTATGTATTTAATAATAGCATTATTATTTATTGTTCTTGTTGTTTATATTTATAGTCAATATGCAAAATCATCAATGAACCCTAAATTTATTCCGAATAACGAATTAGGACCAAATGCAAACAATACAAGCAATGAAGCAGAAATGATGTTATTTTATGTTGATTGGTGCCCACACTGTAAAACAGCTAAACCAGCCTGGGAAGAAGTGAAAGAAGAATATGAAAATAAAACAGTGAATGGATATAAAATGGTTTTTACTGAAATCAATTGTACAAATGAAACACCTGAAGTTGAAAATTTAATGAACAAATACAAAATTGAGGGATTTCCTACAATTAAATTATTAAAAGATGGTCAAATAATTGAATATGATGCAAAACCAACAAAAAATACTCTGATTCAATTTATTAATACAGCTGTCTAAATATTTGCATCATTTTCCAAATTTTGTTCAAACTGTTTTTCTATTTGCTCTATAAATAATGTAGCTGTTTCAATGCCGCTTTGAAAAAGCTCTTTTCTTACATCTTCACTTTTTAAAGCATTTTTAAAATATTCGATACTCATATGTTTTGTATTGCATATTATTTCATATGGTATTTTAGGCTGTGTAGAGTCAATATTAATTTTAAACAACAATTTAAATAGAAAATTCATAAAAAAATCCAACAAAGTAGATTCATTATGTATATTATGATCGATTTCTTCGATATAATAATTTTTAAAACCCAATATATTATCAACCTCATCTGGATTATTTTCCAAACAAAAATTTAATGGATAATTACATTCAACACCCCCATCGATATAACAACAATCATTCATTAAAACAGGTGAAATTAGAACTGGTAATGCACAAGTCATTTGTATTGCTACGATTAAACTCAAATCAGGATGACTCTTATAAGATACGTCTACCATATGAAATGTGTTGAGTTCAAATGTTAAAAAATGCATTTCAATCTTGGAAAATTCATAAAAATCTTTTAAATTAATGTTTAAATTTAAATCTTTAGCACTTAAAAGAGGTTTAAAACATTTTTTGATTGTTTCGATATCAAAAATTCCCTTCTTCGTGTAAGCATCAAAAATATTTTGAATTTTAATTGGAAAAACTTCATACCAAGGACGTTTAATAATATAGTCATTGATGGTTTCCCAATCAAAATTCATACAATATAGTACTCCTATCATAGCTCCCGCGGAAGTTCCATAAATACTTTTGATATTTTCTCTCTTTATAATGGAATTTTCATCTAAATATTGAATCGCTGCTAATTTTTGAATCATATTTGGTCCGCCACCAGATAGAACAAGATGTTTAATAATCATTTTCTTTATATTTTATATTTGATATATTATATACATTTAATACATTTATTTTAATTAGTTATTTTCTAATTAATTTAAAAATGGCAAATATTTTTACTCTTGAAAATGTGAATAATTTTTCAGAGAAAATAAATATAGATGAACTTTATGAAAAAAAAAAGCAATACGATTTAAATAAACTTGAACTTTTCAACAAAATTTTAAATCGTATTCATGTGCGCATTAAAACAACTTCGCGTCAAAAAATAAATGAACAATTTTGTTGGTTTGTTGTTCCGGAAATTATTTTGGGTGTTCCAAAATATGATCAAGCGGCATGTATTGCTTATATTTTGGACAAATTGAAAACAAATGGATTCAATGTTAAATATATACATCCTAATACATTGTTTATTTCTTGGATGCATTGGGTACCGTCATATGTAAGAACAGAACTTAAAAAAAAAACAGGTATTGAAATCAATGAATATGGATTAAAAGTTGATAATGAATCAAACAATATAGAACAATCAATAAAATATAATCCAAATGATTTTATGTTGAATATCAAGGAATCTTCAGTACAAGACCAATCGAAAATTCCAAAAAAGAATTATACACCTATTAAATCGTATAAACCGTCTGGTAATTTAATATATGATGAAGATTTATTGAATAAAATGGAAGACAAATTCAATTCATAGTTTAGACCATATGAAAAATGATACAAAAGAATATTTATATATATATATATATATATATAAAATGAAAAATAAAAATAATAAAACACGTAAATTATTACCAAAATTATCAAGCCAAGAAAAAAAGATGATTTGTGCACAATATGCAAATGAGTATAAACCATTTGAAGAAATAACAACTAAATCCGAAGAAATAGAATATGTTAATTTAGAAAAAAAAACAGTGCAAGATTTAAGAAAAGCAATCGCACCATCTGAAATTAAGGCAAAAGATGATTTTTACTCTTACATTAATTACAAATGGTTACAAGAAAAACAAATTACAGAAAATCAAAAATATCTTGTGCAAATAGATGATTTTCGTTTATTGCAAGATAAGGTTTATCGTGAATTGATTGAAATTGTTAAAGATTATACAACTACAAATAAAACTGAAAAGGCAAAAGTAATCAAAACATTTTATGAATCAATGTTAAAATTAAACACAAAACAACAAATTGTAGATTATGCTAGTAAACTTGTAGATTTTATAGATAATTTTAGAAAGGACCCAAACAATTTATGGTTATTACTTGGTTATATAAATACAAATGAAATTGTATCATGGGGTTCACCATTTACATGGTCACTGAATCCAGATGATAAAGAACCAACAAAATTTCGCTGTTTTATAAATGCTCCACAAATAACATTATTAGATATAAATGTATATTTTGATGACGGAACAGATGTTGAATATAAAAGAAAATATAAATCTGAATATTTTAAATATTTAAGAGAATTATTCAATTTTGTTTTTGGTTCGAACCATAATCATAATGTGCACGATATTTTTGAAGTAGAAACAAAAATTTTATATGCAATGGGTTGTGAATCTGGTATAAAAGAAGGTGAAAACAATTATAATAAAGTATATGCAAAAGATGCGAACACAAAATATAATTTTAATTGGACAGATTTTGCGAGTGGCCTAGGTTTTAAAGAAACTCCTGAGTTTTTTATTACATCAAGTTTAAATTATTTAAAATGTGGTACCGAATTATTAATGAATGAATGGACAAGCAAACAATGGAGAACATATTGGATATATATTTATATTCGTCAATTAATACAATTTAATCCTGAAGGTAATAAAATACATTTTGAATTTCGTGGTAATTTTGAAAGGGGAATGGCTACATCTTCATTAAATCAGGGTATTTTTCCTGTTTTTGGTCTTGGTTTTGCATTTAATACATTTTTAACAAATGAATATTACGATCGTTATGAAAATAAACAATATATTGATTATGTTAGAAATTTAGCATATGATTTAAAATCGGTTTTTACAAAAATTATTAAAAGAAATACATGGTTACAACCAAAAACAAAAAAATATGCTTTATTGAAATTCAAATATTTCGATTTTATTATTGGAAAACCAAAAAATATGAGGGAGGACCCATTATTAAGTTATACAAATGATAATGCATGGGATAATTTGTTAAAACATTCTTACTGGCGACATCGTAAAGCGGTCCGTTTAGAAGGTCAACAAGTCATTGATATTCCTGTAATCGACTGGGCAAATACACCTTTCAAATTTATTGGTACACAAGCATATGTAGTAAATGCGTGTTATACGCCTGCTAAAAATAGCATTTATATACCTTTAGGATATATTCAGAAACCTTTTGTAGATTTAGATGAAAGAGGTATTGAATATAATTTAGCATATATAGGTTATACATTGGGTCATGAAATGTCTCATGCACTAGACGATTGGGGAAGTAAATATGATTATGAAGGCAAATTACATGATTGGTGGACACCAGAAGATAAAAAAATATTCAAAAGAATACAAAATGATGTAATTAAGCAATATGAAGTATTTGCATCCTATGACGGAATAAAATTTGATGCCGAAATGAGTATTGGTGAAGATTTAGCGGATATTTCAGGTTTAGCAATATGTTTAGAATATTTAAGAGATTTTCAATTAAGAAACAAAGATATTTTACCTATTCGTTCTTTATCATACAATGCTTTCTTTGTTTATTTTGCATTTCAATACAGACAACAAATAAGTAAAAAGGCTATTGCTGCACAATTAAAAACGAATCCACATCCTTTAGATAAATATAGAACTAATGTTCCATTATCACGCAGCCCAATATTTAGAGCAAATTATAATATTCAAAAAGGTGATAAAATGTACTGGCCTTCAATGAATCGTGTTTGGGAAGAATAAATAAAAATGCATTATAAATATTTAGTAAAATAATTAACAAACTTAATAATATAAAAATATAATTATTATAATATTATTTTTTTTCTATAAGATATATATATAAAATGGCTAAGTCACGTCGTCTACGTCGTTCCTCAATGAGAGCTCGTTCAATGAGTGCTCGCAGATCAGCTGCTAAATCCGCTTCTATGCATGCTTCCAAGGCAGCTTCTGCTGCTAAAAACGCTTCAAAGGCTGCTTCCAAGGCAGCATCTGCTGCTAAGTCAGCTTCTGCGTCAAAGGCAGCATCTGCTGCTAAGTCAGCTTCCGCTGCTGCCTCAAAGGCTGCTTCCGCCGCAAAAGCCGCATCTGCTTCTGCATCAAAGGCTGCTTCCGCTGGTAAAGTATAAATAAATATTTATTAAAATATTCACAAATAATTATTTTATTATAAAAAAAATATCATAATAAAATATAAAATATTATAAATATATATTATATAAATGAAATATACACGAAGAAGAAGTATGAAGAGAGGTGGAAAAAAAAATAAGACAAGTAAAAATAAGACAAATAAAAAAAGTAAAAAAATAGTAGGTGCTATTGAGAGTGCTGAAAAAAGTTTTAAAAAAACTGGGAGTTTAAACAAGGCAAGACTTGCATTTAGAGCACAAGCTTTAGCAAATGCTCGTAAATTATTTGGTTATACAACCACACAACAAAGACCTTAAATTATCATTTAAAAATATAATTTTATATGATATTATATAACGTTTTTATAATTAGTAATACTATTATTTGAATCTGGTAATTTGGATGTTAATTGACTAGGCATCGTTGGCGGTATTGTTGAATTTATAATAGACATTGAATCCGTATTTGAATATGTATTATTATTTTCTGTTTGTTTAGTTGGTGTAATATTTGATTGTTGTATTATTGTTTCACTTTGTTTTTGTAAATTTTCGATTTGTTTTTTCGTTGTTTCTAAAATCTTAGCTTCTACAATAGCCTCATACATTTTAATACCATTTACATAGTCATTTTCACATTTTATATACAATTCAACAATTATTTTTCTCGATTTTTCCACTAGTTTTTGCAAAGATTCTTCGGTTAATTTTGGATTTACACGAATTTTTTTCTTTTTACTGTAAGGATCTTCAACAAAAGAAAATAAATCATTGATAACACTTAGTAATTCTTGCTGTTTAGAACTGGCTGAAATAATCATTGTTTTAATATTTTTTGCATATTCAATAAATAATTTATCATTTTTATCAATCAAGTATGGTTTATTAAAAGTTGGATCTTCTCCTACACAACCATTATTCAACCTGTAATCCTTTAATTTAATGTCGCTGAATTTTTTAATTTCCGGAGGCATATTTTGATTACCAGTAAAGGCTGTATAAAAAGTTTTTAAATCTTTCATAAATTGTTTTTCTGTATTTGGAGACATTCCTGTAAAAATACCATTTGAATAATCATAATTATCATCTAAATATAGTTGCATTAATTCAGTAATTCCAGGTTCATCCGATAAGTTTTTTACAGTTCCATCTTTATTTATATTTGTTCCACATAAATTGGGGTTAATTTTTGCTATATTATTAGGAACAATCTTATTATTTGTTTCTGTATTTAATTTATTTGGTTCGTCTTTATTTTTATCCATTAATGCATTGATTCGTTTATCACAAATATTCAATTTATAAATTTTCCGTTGCACATTTTTTGGTATTTTATCCTTTTCTAGTAAACCAGTTTTAACAGTATTTCCATATTGGTCTTTATATACATAAATAGGATTTATCGTCATAACAATAGCTGCAAAAACATGAGCTATTTTAATATAAAATTTAGCAATACCAATGCAAACACGTTTCTTTTTAATATTTTTTTGTGCATCGTTTTGAATGTCTAGACTATCTAATTGATCTTTTGTTAAAAAATTTATTTTTTCTTTTTTAAGTTCATTTACTTCTAAACCATCTTTAACACGTTGAGCTAAATATGTAATATCTATATCATTGAAATAACGTTGAACAATATCTGAAGTTAAAATCACTAATTTATCACAATATTCTTTTTCAGAAAGTTTTCGTAAACTTCTAAAATCCATTGTTAAAATGTAATAAGTAGCTATATAATCAATAATTTCATAAAAATTATTAATTTCTTTTTTTGTTTCATTTGTATTTGAATTAGTATTAGAAGGTGTATTTCCCATAATATATTATATAGTCATTTTAAAAATTATAAAATATTTTTTAAAAATAAATAAAACCAAATAAAATAAAATTAATCAAATAAAATAAAATTGAATCCAAAAGTTTTTATCTTTAGTAATGAAAATAACAATGAGCAATGATAAAAGTAAAAAGAAAAAGAACCATCCTCCTATAAACAAAAAGGAATTATGGAATATTTTTGAAGAAGAAATAGATGATGTGAATAAAAAAATTCCACTTGAATGTATTTATAGAGAATCAGGAGATAGAGAATTCTGTGAGCGTTGTACAAGTAACTTAGCTTTTTCAGATGAAGGATTTTTAACATGTACCAATAATTTATGTGGTATCATTTATAAGGATTTGGTAGATCAATCTGCCGAATGGCGTTATTATGGTGCGGATGATAATCAAAACTCGGATCCAACACGTTGTGGTATGCCCATCAATCCGCTTTTAAAAGAGTCTTCTTATGGTTGTAAAGTTTTATGCACTGGAAATATGTTGTATGAAATGAGAAAAATTAGAAGATATACAGAATGGCAGGCTATGCCTTATAAAGAAAAATCACAATATGATGAATTCCAAATTATTACAACCATGGCGCAAAATGCTGGAATGCCTAAAATGATTATTGATGATGCAATTCGTTATCATAAAAAAATTTCTGAATATGAGTTAACTTTTCGTGGTGATAATCGAGACGGCATTTTAGCTGCTTCGATTTATATTTCTTGTAGAATCAATAATTTTCCACGTACTGCAAAAGAAATAGCACATATATTTAATTTGGATATTACAAGTGCTACAAAGGGGTGTAAAAATGCATTAGCTATAATTAATAATCTAGAAAAAGATATGGACAATAAAGAGAAAACTAATTTTGGTAAAACCAAACCAGAAGCATTTATTGAGCGTTTTTGTAGTAAATTGAATATCAATAATGAATTAACTAAATTGGGACAATTTATTTCAATGAAAATAGAGAAATTGAATTTGATGCCGGAAAATACACCACATTCTATTGCGGCTGGTGTTGTGTATTTTATAGCCCAAGTATTTAAATTAAATGTTAGTAAAAGAGACGTTAAAAATATAAGTGAAATAAGCGAGGTAACTATTAATAAATGTTTTAAAAAGTTAGAAAATTTTCAAGATGAGTTAGTTCCCGCAATTATAATAAAAAAATATCATATTATATAAATTTTATATATAATAAAAAACATCATAAAAAATTTGTTAATATATTTTTGATTTTAAAAGTGTAATTTTTTTGAATAATTGATTGCGTTCTTTTTCAATTCTTTCTATATCTTTTTTTTCATTTACTTCACCACATATCTGTTCTTCTAATTCTTTTATTCTTTCTTGCAATTCATGGATTTCTTCGTTTCCATTTTTTTCTGGTTTTTCTGTTTTTTTATTAAAAATATATTTATTCATTGTAATTTCTGGATTTTTTGATTCAAATAAATAAGCGTTTGGGCCACATTGATATTCATTTTTTCTGCAGTGAGATGCATACTCATTTATAACAAGTGTTTCATCTTTTGTATGATGATAATTAATAAACATTTTGCAAAATCCATTTTCTGTATTATCATTTTGATTTTTATATGGAATAAAAAATTTACATTGTGAACACAAAGGTTTTAATGCATATATTTTTGTTGTTAATTGAATAAATAGAAATAATAGATATATAACCATTTTGTACTTATATTTTTAAAATAAATAATCTTTAAATCTTTTTCATTTTATTTGAATAATACATATAGGTTTAATTTTTTAAATTAATAAATAAATTGTATTTATAATGTCAGAAATAACAAAAGAACTTAATGTTCCAAAACACGTTTTTATTGTTCCTTATAGAAATCGTGTACAACAAAAATTCTTTTTTAGCAAATATATGAGTTTTTTGTTAGAAGACAATAATGAATATGAAATTTATTTCTCTCATCAATATGATTTGAGAAGCTTTAATCGGGGTGCAACAAGAAATATTGGTTTTTTAGCAATAAAAAACAAATATCCAGAACATTACAGAGATATTAATTTTATTTTTAATGATGTAGATACTATTCCTTTTAATAAAATATTTAGTTATGAAACAAAACCTGGTGTTGTTAAACATTATTATGGTTTCAATTATGCTTTAGGAGGGATTGTAGTTATAAAAGGCGGTGATTTTGAAAAAATCAATGGTTATCCTTGTTTTTGGGGTTGGGGTATGGAAGACGCTTGCTTACAAAAGCGATGTCAGCGCAATGGTTTAATTATTGATCGTAGTGAATTTTATAATATTGGTAGTCCAGAAATTCTTCAATTATTTGATGGTATATCCAGAATGATAAGCAAAAAAGATCATTCCAGAATGCAACAAGATGATGGATTTGACGGAATAAGAACCATTCATAAATTAAGTTATACAATTGATAAAAAATCTGAAAATTCAGACGATAATATTTTTTCTATAGAAAATTCGCGTATTTTTTATATTAATATAAAAACCTTTCTGACACATTTTCGTTTTGAGGATGAACAATATTTTTCTTATGATTTGAGAGAACCAAAACACAAAATGGTTCAACCTGATAAATTTGAAAAAATAGAAGATCTACAAAATCTTGTATCTACAACTAATAATTGGACCAAAATTCCATATTATCCTACTATGAAAGAGAGAAGAGAAAACATTGCAAAAACTTTACTAAGTCAAGGAAAACAACTTCCTCCTTATTTAATAAAACAAATGGAACAAGACCGTATTGAAGAATATAAGTATGATAATTTCAATAAAAGTATATTATCAGAAGATCAAACCATGTGTGCAAAAGAAATGATTTATCAATCCAAAAATAAGTTGCAAACTCAACAACAACCATCTATAAAAACTTCGCACCTATTCTCAAAAGAATATCGAAGAAATCAACCCACTCTAGCAAGGACGAGCGCTCGTATTGGATTAGGTGGAGTTTTTTAGATGTTTTTGTTCATTGTTTTCATTCTTTATATATTCATTCTTTATCTATTTATTCTTTATCTATTTTATTCTTTATCTATTTATTCTTTATCTATTCATTCTTTAACCAAATATAAATTGATTCACCGTATTCATTTTGTCTTTTACTTTTTTTTAGCGGAATTTCGCAATATGCTTGTCCAAATAATTCGATGCATACATTTTTATAAATATCTTGATTTACATTTAAACAGTATGAACCACCTTTTTTCAAATAATCGTATGTTTTTTTAAAAAGAGGTTTATAAAATTGTGTTTTCATTTCTGTCTTTGATTCATAACATGTATTATGTGAATATTTTTCTAAAAAATAATACGGAGGAGATGTAAATACCATGTCGTATTCTATAACCGAATAATCAAAATCAAGTGCATTTAAAAAATGCATTTCAAATTGTGTTGTAGTTAAAGATTTTTCTTTTAAAAATGCGCACATTTTTTGATAGCATGGCTCTAGATTGGTATTCATATCGATTCCTATATAGCGCGGGACATCGAGAGCACATGCTGCGATTAATCGGCCGCCCCAACCACATGTAAAATCAAGGATAGAAGTTGGTTTAAACATTGCGTAAATTTCCATCGAAACAATAGGTCTAAAAATATTAATAGCGCTGATGCAAATATTATAAACTTCTTTATAAACAACATATTCATTTTTTGTGTTATTCTTATTTTTTACTTTAACATAATAAGTAAGCATATTTTGAATGAATTTTTTTTTCTTAAACTCGTTCAAATTTTGTAAAAAATCATAAAAACTAGCATTGTATTTTCCTTTTGTATTCAGACGCTCTGTAAAAGTAAAATAATCAACAATATCATTTCCTATGCGACATCGTGAAGACATGTTTGATGCATTTTTGCCGATATTTTTTAAATTTATAAAATCTTGCAAAGCTCTTTCTAAAGTAATTGGTTTGATTTTTTTAGCAATCTCTTCCTTTTCTAAATTAGAATACATTTAACATGTAATGAGAGAAAATAAATTTGTTTAATTATAATTTAAAATATATCAAATATAATATATAAAAATAATATAATGAAAATAGATTATTTTGAAAAATTTGAAAACCCTTTTTTAATTGATATTGAAGATAAAGAAGAATACAATTATCAAGATTATTGTAGAATTCAAAATATGTTGGTAGAAAAAAATTTAGATAATTTTTTAGAATATTTATATCCAAAAGAAAATTTTTCAACTTCATTTAATGAAATGAAAAGAAGATGTAATAAAGGTATTAGTCAGAAAATTATTGATTTATCTAATAATAAATTACCTGAAAAAAAAATATATAAATTAGGAAATGGTGGTGATGGAAAAAATTGTTTTGTATGTTGTACTCCTTTATTTATAGATCGTTTTAAGGCATCCCAAACTATGCTTCAATCATTAGAAGAAGTTGGGTTTAATGGACATTTTATGTTATTAAATGGTGGCTTTCCAAATCCAACTGGAAAAGAAATGAAATATGTAGGTGTTCCTTATTGTTTTAAAATTTTTATGATGTTAGAAGCAAAAAAAATGGGTTTTGAGAATGTTATATGGATAGATGCTGCTTGTTATGCCGTAAATAATCCAGAACGTTTATTCGATATATTAAAAGAAGATGATGCTATTTTTCTTACATTTCCACCAAATCATTTTTCTCCAGATACATGTAATAATATTGTTTTTCCTAAAACGATTGAATTATTAAATAAATTAACAAATAGAGATATAAGAAATGATACCACTATTAATTCAATCGTATTTGGTTTAAATTTAAATTCACAAAAAATAAATGAATTTATTAATAAATATTATGAAATGGTCAAAATTGGGTTACCGTTTTTAAGTAGTTTTCCAGAAGAGATTGTTTTTACAAGTATTTTTAATGATCCTGATTTAAATTATGTGTTTAAAAATCGGGATGAAATGTATAAATTATATATTCATGAATGTAATTTGAATAAAGAACAAGCAAAATATCATGGTTTTTTTTTTGTACAAAGAGATTATAATTTAATCAATAAAATCGAATAATTTTTTCAACCAAATCTTTTTTTAAATCATTGTTTGTTTTAGAATTTTTTCGATTAATCCATGTGATTTGGTTTTCGTGTATACGATAATAAAGCAAAATTTCTTGAATGTTGCATACAAATCCAAATTTTTTCAATATTCTTAATTCTAAATCTAAATCTTCATATGGATTTTTAAGGTTTTGATCATAATTTCCAACACTAATAACAGCATATTTTCGAAAACAAAGAGTTGGATGATTTAAAATCCAGAATTTTTTTGTTTGAATATAATCTTCCCATCTTAAAATATCTTGATGATTTGACTTTTCTACATAATGCATTTCGTTATTTTGCATTACAAAACTAGCAATGTTGGTTCCAGACAAAACGCATTTTGGATTTTGATTCATAAAATCCAATTGTTTTTGTATTCGTGTTTCATGCATAATATCATCTGCATCCATTCTAAAAATAAGATCATATGTACATAATAGTACTCCATGATGTAGACAATAGCTTAATCCTTTGTTTTGAGACATTTTAACATATTGATTTTTGACTGATTTACCTTTTTCTTTTGACTGATTTTCAAAAATTCGCAATTGTTTTTCAAGTATTTTTGTTGATTCTTCGTTGGATCCATCATTGATCCATATTAATTCTATATTAAAATCACCTTTTTGTGATTGAATTGAATCTAAACATGCGATTAAATATTCTTCAGGAGTATTGTAACTCGCGATTAATATAGAAATCCATTGTTTAGAATTATTTTGAATATTTTGTTTTTTTAAAATATTTAAAAACATTATTACTGATGTAAATTATTTAAAATAATCTATTTTAACTAATTATACTTAATGAACCAACTTTCTGATATAAAACACATTTTTTATATTAATTTAGAAACACGAAAAGATCGTAAATTGCATGTGGAAAAACAACTCGAAAATATTGGCTTCAAAAACCCACAACGTTTCAATGCTATAAAATTACAAAATGGCGCCTTAGGTTGTAGTATGAGTCATTTAAAATGTCTAGAAATTGCGAAAAAAAAAGAATTGGAACACATAATGATAGTAGAAGATGATATTACATTTTTGAAACCAGACCTATTTGTAAAACAATTGAATGAATTTCTCTCTATACACAAAGTTTGGGATGTTTTATTGATTGGAGGAAACAATGTATCACCTTATCAACCTATTGATCATACATGTATCAAAGTATCCAAATGTCAAACAACTACCGGATACATTGTGAGAAGTCATTATTATGATTTTTTAATTGAAAATTTTCGAAATGGGATTCAAAAATTATTGAGAGAACCAGAGAAACATATTTTGTACGCAATTGATAAGTACTGGTTCTCATTACAACAACAACATTTATGGTATTTAATTATACCTTTAACAGTAACACAGAGAGAAGATTATAGTGATATTGAAAAACGTTCAACTAATTATACACGTGTAATGACGGACTTGGATAAACCTTGGTTATTCAAACGTTAACACTGAAAAATAAATATAGTACTAAATAGTTATTTCCTTGAAATATTTATCAATATCAATATGTAGCATATTTTCTTTATAAAATTGGCTCAAATAAAATCCAACTGCATAATCTTCTAAATATTCCTTTTCAAAAAAATCAATCTTTGAAATCAGATTTATTAACGCTTGTAAAGATAGAAAGTAGAAACGTCCACCACAATATTTGGTTACTCGCAATATTAAATTATCTGGAAGTTCAGGATGAATCAAACATAATTTAGATAAGTAGGGTATTTTTATGTCTACAATGAAACCTCCATAGTGTGTTTTGGGTTTTTTACAAGATAATATATTTATAAGAATATCGAAAAATTTTGGATTTGTTAACATTTGATCATCATCCGTTTTAAAAATATATTTTACATTTGGAAAGGTTTCATAAATGGCTTGAAAAGCTGCGATAACCTTTTTCGGGAGTGAATTGTAGTCATCCATGCTTTTCACAGTTAACAATTTTTGTTTATTATCAATTATAAAAGGTTCACTTATATTTGGATTACCTAAAACGTGATAATAAGAGAGAAATGGTGGTAAATTTTTAAGCCATGTTTCTTTTTGCAATTGAGCTTTCTCTCTATATTTTTCACAATTTATAATTAAAAGAATATATTCTTGTTTTGTTATCATTATTATTATTTTAATAATAATATTGATTATATTTTTATTTAATTATATTTACTATAATTAAATAAAATGAATATTATTTAATTAACTAGTTGTTAATATTTTAGTAATCTTTATATGAAAATATATAAAATTTTTTTTCAATATACAATTTATATATTATATATAATATAGAGATGAATATAATAATACCATTAGGAGGAAAAGGCGAAAGATTTTCTAAAAATGGATACACACAACCAAAACCATTAATAACCGTTTTAGATAAATGTATGATTGAATATGTATTAGACAATTTAACTATTGTAAAGGATGATAATGTTTTTATTATTTACAATGCAAGTCTAGATAATTTTCATTTTTCTGAATACATTATCAACAAATATTCTTTTATTCATTTAATTAAAATTGGGGACACAAAAGGAGCAGTTGAAACTTTGTATTTGGGAATAGATTATATTTTTAAAAATCATAGTTATTATAATAAAAGTTTAATTTTAGATTGTGATACATTTTATACACAAGATATTATTACTATTTTTAGAAATTCAAAAGATAATATCGTATTTTACACAAAAAATTTTGAACTGAATGCTATATATTCTTATATTGAGTTAAACAGTAAATTTGCGATAACAAATATAAAAGAAAAACAAAAAATTTCTGATAATGCAAATACAGGCGCGTATGCTTTTAACGATATGAAAGTATTATATGATTATTGCAAATATGTATTAGATAATAATATCACTTTCAATAATGAACCTTACACATCTTGTGTAATATCAGAAATGATAAAATCAGATATAATATTTAAAGGATACGAATTAAAAGAAAATTTTGTTTTTTCATTAGGAACACCATCGGCAGTAGATAAATATATAAATAACACATATGCATTTTTATTTGATTTGGATGGTACATTAGTATTTACGGATGATATTTATTATGATGTGTGGTATGATATATTATTTAAATATAATATTATTTTGACAAAAGAAATATTTCAACAATATATTCAAGGTAATAATGATAATTATGTATTAAACACTTTATTAACAAATATTAATAACTTATCTTTGAATGAATTATCTCAATTAAAAGATAAATTATTTATTAAAAATATACATAAACTTAGAATAATTGATGGAGTGTATGATGTAATTAAAAATATTAAATTATTAGGATATAAATTATGTATTGTAACAAATTGTAATAAAACAGTTGCGAATGAAATAATAAAACGTATAAATATTGATAAATCAATTGATTTTATAATATCATCAAATGATTGTATTAATGGAAAACCTAATCCTGAACCATACGAAAAAGCGATAAACAAATAAATATTGATAAAAAAAAATGTTTTATTTTTGAAGATTCAAAATCAGGAATATTGAGTGGTAAAAGTACTAATTCAAAATTACTAATAGGTATAGAAACAATTTATAACAATATTGAATTATTTAACTATGGTGTTGATTTATCTATTAAAGATTATATTAATTTTGATATTTATAAATTAATTAATTATTATGAAACAAATAATATTAATCATTTAAAAAATATTATTAAAATAAATAGTTCTATTTATAACATAAAAGATATAATTATTAGTGATAATAAATTAAAAGGTGGATTTATAGCCGATGTTGTTAGTTTTAAAATTACAACATATGATAATAATGAATATTCACAAATTTTAAAATATGAAAATACACAAGAAAATAATTTATCAATTATGGCAAAAAAATTAAAATTATATGATCGTGAATACTATTTTTATACAAATGTATCAAGTAAAGTCAATATAAATATTCCTAAGTTTTATAATTTAATAGTTGATGAAAATTATAATAATAAAGGTATTGTTTTGGAAAATTTGTTGGATAAAAAATATAAAATAAATTTGAATTTGAATGTAGAAAGTATAGATATAACATTAACTATTGTAAATAAAATGGCGCAAATGCACAGTAAATTTTGGAATAAAAATTTAAAAAAAATGTTTCCCGACTTGAAAAGTAGTAATGATGATATATTTTATCCTTTTTTACCAAACTTTATTAATGATAAATATGAATTATTTAAATTAAAATGGTTTAATATTTTAACTGAAAAACAAATAAAAATATGTAATGAAATTTATAAAAATTTTTCATCTATTCAAGCCCGTTTATCACAAGGTAGTCATATTACTTTTATTCATGGAGATATAAAATCTCCTAATATTTTTTATGATATAGAAAATGGATATGAACCTTATTTTATAGACTGGCAACATTGTGCTATAGGCAAAGGAGTGCAAGATTTAATATTCTTTATCATTGAAAGTTTCGATATAATAAATATTAATTTGATATTTAATTTAACAAAATTTTATTATTATAAAAAATTAATAGAATATGGCATTACAAATTATACATTAACAGAATATGAAAGTGATATTTATGATGCTATATGTTATGTTCCTTTTTTTACAAGTATATGGTTTGGAACAATACCACAGGATGAATTAATCGATAAAAATTTTCCTTATTTTTTTATTAGTAAATTATTTTACTTACTTGAATTAATTATTTCATCTTCTAAATATTTACCAAATCAGAATCATATATGATATGTGTTGTTAAAATGTTTATTATAATTGGTGTAATTTTAGAAAGTCAAACAAGACCAGAACAATTTACAAGAAAAGTAATTAAAACAGAAAAGGTTAAGAAACCGAGAAAAAAAGCAGTTAAAAATAAATAGTTGTTTCATTAAGGTAGTAAATGAAATAACATTAGATGGGAATTTGCTTATCTACCATAAAGTAAGCAAATGTTAAACCCATTACATATAATTTAGTTTATCATCCTTTTAGGAGGAAGCATTCGTATTTTTTTGTTGATTAAATCGGCATTTAAAATACGCGTTGCTCTAAATATAGAAAATATTCAATATTTTTTATTATTTGAAACTTGTTTTGATTCTGCATTCAGTTATTGGATTTAATTATTTATTTTCTTTCATAATTTGTTGAGTCATTCCTTCTAAATCAAATAAATATTTAATTTCTTGGTAATAATTTAACATTTGATTGTATTTTTCTTCAGTAATTGAGGAGAGAATATTTTCTAAATCATTGATTTGTGAAATGTGTAAAGAAATACATAATTTACTATAATCAATAATATTTTTAAAAGGTAACCATTCAATATCATTCCATAAATAAATAGGAATAGTGCCTAATTGAAAACATTCGAAAAAGCGAAAAGAACTTCGCCCATAACCCCTGGGTGCTAATGCAAATTTTGAATTTACTGTAATATTTATAAATTGATGTTGTAAATTTTCATTAACAGAAGGTGTCCATCCACCTGAATCAAAAAACACAAATGCTGGATTAGAAATTAAAGTATTTTTCATTATTTCTCGAACATTTGGTTGAACATTATTTGCTGTAATATTACCTACAAATGAACATAAAATTTCTTTTTCAGAGAATGATTTTTTTGGAATTTTAATCAATGTATTTCTAGTATCTTGATAAATCAAAGGAATCGGAATATTTCCTGAACAAGCACCATAAATAATTGTGTTTTCTGGTAATAAAAGTATTGGTCCATCATCATGTTGAACTACTGTAAAATATCCATTTTCAGACGAATTTTGTTGAACCCATTCATCTAATATTTGTTGCATTTCTTGTTTTTTATAGGGAAACCATTCTTCAATTTGAAAATTTGTCCATAAGGCAGGAATATATTTTTTTTTTAATAAAGGTTTTTGTTCTTTAATTGTTTTCAAAAAATGTTCTTCTAGATATAATCCATTTTTGAAAGGAGGATAAGTATCTTTGTTAGAACAATAGAATAAATCATTTTGAATCATTTATATTTTATTATTTTTAAAAAGTATTTAAATATTTAAATATATAAATATTTAAATATTTATAAAATTAAGTCTTTTCACATTTTACACTTTTGCACATTTAAAACACCCATTATAGACGCTAAAAAATAAAAAAGTGTAAAATCAATATTAGGAATTACAACCTACTATGATCTTACTTTTTCTTTATACAAATATTGTAATTAAAATTATACTTATTAATAAAAAACAAATTATTATTTTTTATTACATTGATCAAAATGCATTTTTCAAAAGTTATAAAATAAATTATTATGGTTTAACAAATTTATAAATAGGGTATGTTGTGTTTGGTTTACTTAAAAATTCAATTTTTAAATTGTTTTTGAAACAAAATTCATCAACAGCTTTTGTTGTTCCAGGATGACAAGAATTATAATCATCACCTAGCAACCATCCACCTTTTCTAATTTTTTTCCACCAAAAAGGCAAATCATTGCTTACAGCTTCATAACTATGATCACCATCAATAAATACAGCATCAATCGATTCATCTTGTATTTGTTCATTCGTAATATCTAAACTTGGACATCTATACCATATATATCTATCATTATGTTGATTTAAATTTATTTTTATATTCTTAACGAGTTTTTCAAATCCACCATATTTTAAAACATCATCTGCAAAAGCATCATTTGGATAATAACACATAGGATCAACTAAATATAACTTTTCAAGATTAGTATTATCTAATATTTCTTTTGCATGAAAACCATAACCAATTCCTACCTCTACGCAAGTTTTAAAATTATTTTCTTTAATACAATTTGAAAAGACTCCATAATAATAAGCAGCCCATCCACCTGGACCACCATTTTCTCCCCCACTTCTCCAAATTTCAATCAAATCTTTATAAAAAGAATCAAATTTTTCGTCACTCATCTTTATTATGTTTATATAATAAAGATTACTTTTATATTATTTATATTATTTATATTATTTATATTATTTTTATAAACAAACAAATATAATAAAAAAATAAATTAATTGTACTATTCCTGTTTTTCTGCTTTTATATAATTTATACTTTCTTTATCAGTAATTTTCATAAAATATTCTTGATTTTGTATAGGCTGTCTAGAATCATTGTTTACATCATCAAACATACGCCTGTCTTTATCTAACGAGTAAGGTATATTAAAATATGAAATAGGAACATTATTTTCATATATATTATCTGTTAATGAAGATTCACCGTGAACATAATATTTACCATGATATTCATTAATCTTATTCAATACATACCAATATGTATTACAATAAATACTCATAGTTTTTTTATTTCCCCATGCAATAATATCACAAACGATTGGTTTTTTAAATATACCTTTAGAAATAAAATTACACATAGGCACTGCACTATATAAATGAATATTATCTTCCTTTTCTGAATAAATTTTGGGAATGGTAGTATTTATAATATCACTTCTATACTTCATATAATAATTATATTCAAAATTATTATTATCAGCATATTCACACGCATTTTTAAAACTTAAATTATCATTGAAGTACATTGATAAACAATTATGTGGTAAATATTTTCCATTTATTTTCTGTAAATTAATTTGTATTTCATTTGAAATACTTTCAATTGGATTAAATAAATCTATTATTTCCTCAGGCATAATATATTTTTTGATGATACAAGATTTTAACCATGGTTTTAATTTTAATTTCATTTCATTATAATAATCACAATTTTCATTTTCATCATTTATAGACATAAAAACATCAATATTAACATCATTATTTTGAATTAATAAAGGTAATAAACAAACATCATATCTAGTAGCTCTTCCTGATATTAATATAGCAATTCTCATTATAAATAATTTATATTATTTATATAGTATTATAAATAATATAAATTGCGTTATTACACCAACCGGAAAGAAAAATGAGACAAAAATATAATAAAGATAATATGCTTAATTTAATATAATGAGGATTAAATTAAGTGAAAAATACCAAAAAGAAAGAGAAGACATATGTGATAAAATTATAAGTATTTTAGAATTAGATGAAA